AGTTCGGCTATAAGGTAGCTTCAGTTTGTCAAAAACTTCTGCAATCGATCTTGCAGCCCATATTTGAGTATCTACTCCTGTTTCTATTTTTATTTGTTGTAATAAGTTTTCTTCTTTTACTGCCATTGCTGTTTTCAATTGATTGGCTTTCTCGATATCTACCCGAACACCTAGGTGGCGCATATCAACTAAACAAGGGAAAAGATCAGTCTCAAGATTAAATATATCTTGTAAGTCTTCTTCAATAATAATTTTTTTAAATCTATTCCAAAGTTCTAAAGTTAGAGCTGCATCTTCTTCTGCATATCCACCAACTTCACTTGCAGGTAACTTCCACATTTCTGCTTTTGGATCTAAACCTCTTTCTTTAGCTGCTTTGGTAAGTAAAGATTCATTTTTACCTTTATTTAAATAAACCCAAGATAAAGAATTTAATGAATATTGAAATCTATTTTCATCAATCAACGATGCTGCAATCATAGTATCTATAATCAGACCATTAATTTTTATACCAAGATTTCTAATCCAACACACGTCATACATTGCATTGTGAAATATTTTTGTAGCAGGTGATTCACAAACATCTTTGAACCATCTTAATACTTTATCTCTATCCATGTTAGGACCTTCACCATGACCTATTGGAAAATAATTTTTATATCCATCTACAGCAACAGCTATACCTATAACTTCACCATTACCTATAATGGCCCCTGAACCCAGTTTCTTTAAATCAGGATCTCTGGTTTCTAAGTCAATTGCAATCTCATCTGCTTTTCTTAGATCAGGAAATTCTGTAGGTGCTACCCATTCTGTAGTTGGCATCAACATTATTTTTTACCTTTTGTATCTTTCAGTTTTTTAATTTCTAATTCACAGTAATGAATTATCTTTTCTATATCCTGTATGCCATTTTTATTCATGTAACGACACACATATTTAATAACATTTCCTTGAAAAAAAGAAAGTTCATTCTTAGAAATAAATTCATAAGGTTGAATGTGAAAGTCTTTGTAGTGACTCCCACCTATCTGCTTATCTTGTGGAAATGCTTTATCAAACATGTCTTTATTGCTCATTTTAAAACCTCCATTATGTTAATTATAAAAAATGTTAGTGTTATTGTTATTAGTATGTCACTTGTTATTATTCTCATGTTTCTCCTTTTGTTATAGCAGTTATTGATTTGGTGATGAGTAAGATTGGGAGTCGAGAAACCAAATCAATTTTATACGACGCTGCTATGCCGCCGCTGAGTATAGTCTCTATCCCGTTCTGTTTATACTTATTGTATAATCTAGCTAAAGTGTTTGTATTCATTCTTTTTTGTTTTACCTTTTAATTTATATAAATTGTTTCTTGCACGTGTTGCTCCTACGTACCAAACTCTATGTTCCTCATCATTTTTCTCATCACTTTTTTTAACTGATTTCTTTATTGTTCTCCCTAGATCCAGACATAAAATGACATTATCTTCTTCACCACCTTTAGCTGCATGAATTGTAGAAGCATATATACGAGCATCTTCATCTAAATTTTCACCATTTATAAGCATTTCTTTAATATAAATTCTTTCAGATAATTTTGATTGTTCAAATGCTTCAAACCAATCTACATTACTATTCCATTTTTCTTTTGGTAAACCAGTGAATTCTGTTATCTGTTTTATTTCTTTATCCTCTAATTCTATTCCTCTGCACCATGAATTATAATTTACAGATGCATTGTATAATCTTACAGTAAAACTTTTACCTTTATTACTTTGATAATATAAATTTCTTTTTCTTAGCTCTTCAGTAATTTGAACTAATCTATGTATGGTTCTAGTTAATATTAAATATCTACCTTTTGTTAAATCTATTTGATCTAAATTATTTATTCTTAAAGACTCACCTTGATAATCTCTTGGATAATAAACTTTATCTTTTCTCAAACCTTTAATTTTTTCTAAAGGTAATTCAGATTCTTCTTGCACTGCTTTAGATATTCTTTTTGAATATTTTAAAACTTTTTCTTTTCCCGGTTCTTCAATAAATCTATCAACATCTGCACCTGCCCAGGCAAAAATAGCTTGGTCATCATCACCAGCTAAATAAATATCATCTGCATTTTCTTTTAGTTTATCAAATAATTTCCACTGTAATGGAGATAAATCCTGTGCTTCATCTATAAATATAGTTTTAAATTTAGGTAGATCTTTCTTATTTATAAGCTTTTGAATCATGTCATTAAAATCCAATTTACCCATAATTCTTTTATATTCTTTTAAATTGTTATCTAAGTTATTTAGTATGTACCATTCTATTTCTTTTTTATTATGCTCATTTCTATCATACTCTTCTCTTACAGGGATATCTCTATTCATTGCTCTACCAATCATTTTAAAATATGGACTATCAATGTTTAAATAAAATATTTCTTCTTGATTATATTTATCGTAGTATTTAACTTTTATATTTAATTCTTTTCCTATTTTAACATAATCTTCTGGTTGCATAACCATAGTGTCATCCAAATCTAATTGTTGAAAAGCAAATGAATGTAAAGTTCTAAAATAATTTAATTTATCTGAGTCTACTGGCATTCTTTCTTTAGCTACTTTAGATGCTTTTTTAGTAAAAGCAAAATAACCTATTCTATCTAATGGTGTTCCAATTTTAATATATGCTTTAGCTCTACTAATTAATTTATGTGTTTTACCTGTACCTGGAGGACCAAAGTATTTATATATCATTAAACAATTTCCTCTGGTTTTTTAAATTCAGCTAATTCAACTATATCAGCATCGTCTTCATCTTTTTTAAATAAATACAATGGTATAACTGCACAACCATTTACACCTGGATAAGGTTTATCTGTCTTTTTATCTTTACCAGGAAATCTTTTCTTCTTACCAAACTGTGGTTTAGGCATATGATCTTTTTCTTTCTCAAACATTTTTTCAATCATATAAGAAGTTCTAGAAGAATCTTTCTTCCATTCATTATCTTTTAAATCATTAAAAAATTCATCATATACAAAATAAGCATAGGTATCATCTTTTAATACATTACCACTTTTAAAAGAGTTGTGACTCGTAGCCTCTGTACTATGTATATAATCTTTTAAATGTTTCTTTAGTATTTCCATAGGTGTGGTCCCTGGAGCCGGTTGCACTGTATCAATGGTTGAGAATAATGCTTTTTGTATTTCAAAGAAATCCATTCCTTTTATAGGAGGAGGTGGAAAATCTGCTTGAGCCATTATCAAACCTCTTAACTCTTGCTGATCTTTAATTTTATTTACATCTTTTGCATGTACTTGAACCGTTTCCCCATCTTCTCTTTCTACTGTAAAATAGTATTCAGGATCAGGTTTAAAATCTACTTTGATTAAATTAGTCATTAATGGCCAATTAATTTTTTTATCTGAAATAATTCCAAACTTTCTTTTTACACATTCTGATTTAATACATACTGGTGCTAATAAATCATCATGACAGGTATGTCCTTTTTCTTGTTTCTCCCAATTTTTTATTTTCTTTTCAATATAATTATCAGTCCATATCTGATCGAATTCAAAATAATTTCTACCTGCTTTTAAAACCATCTTACCCCAATTGTCAGGATATTTTTTCTTAGCAAAAACCATGTAGTTATATAGAAATCTATCTCTACCATCAGTCATTTTGTTTTTAGATAAAATTTCTAGACATGGTGGACCATCTTTAAATTCTTCTGCACCACCTGTTAATTCTTTTCTAATTAAATTATTTGATATATTTTCTAATTTTTCGATATCGGCTTTATTTATTTCTACAACTTTTAAAAATAAATCTAATGGCATTTCTTTACCAGAAGGATCTAGTGCTACTCTTTCACTTTTATTGAAGTAAGGTAAGTTTATAAAATTACCATTTACTTTATTACCATTTGTATCACTTCCTAGTTTAGTTTGTTTAGGAAATATTTCTGTTGTGATTGGTAACTTAAATAAAAATAATACTTGTTCTAAAAAATCTCTGATAACTTTAGCTTTAACAAATTCTTTAGTAAATAAATATAGATGAAGTCCACCACTTTTTGATTTAATTGGTATTAGTGGTAATTCTTTTTCTTGAATAATATCTAAATATTTTTTTATATCTAAATCTTTATATACCTTAGGATCAATATCGATTGCACCAAAACATGCTAAACCATTGTCATCACAAGGTTGAATACCTATAGATTTCTTTCCATGTAAGTGAAGTCTATAATCATCTTCAGTAATTGCTTTACCTGACCAACCATAGTCACCTGCATTAAATTTTATCTTACCTGTATTAGGATCTGTGTATCCATTACTTATGTTACAAAAACCAAAATTACGTTGTAACCCCGTAAAGCATTTTATAAAATCATTCATATCTATATCTCTCTATGTTTCCTAAAGAATGGCGACAGTCTCCCGTCGCCACTCTATCTCCGAAGTATTCACTTAGTGAATTATATAATATCTTCAGTTTTTGGTTTATCGCTTTTCTCATATTCAGGTTTAGCAGAACCTTTAGACACAGATTTTTGAAA